AGGCTCGTCCGGCAGCTTGGAATCTGAAACAACCGAAGGAGAATCAGGAATGGACCACAAGGAATACGAGGCCGCTCTGGAAAAGGGCATGGAGATCGCCGCCGACCACTTCGCCGAAATCGAGATGGCAATCTGCAAGGGCAAGCGCCTTGCCATCGAGAACGTGCTCGACTGGCTCACCGTGTGCGTGAGGACCGCAAAACGGGACTTGGAGCGCACCAAGAACGCGGAGGGCGTGCTCGAGACCACCATCGCCGCCATGGAGGAGATGAAGCTGGTGTACCGCGACAAGCTCGCCAGCGACATCAGGCTCGTCTCGAAGTCCGTCGTCAAGAACGCCGAAAAGTAGCCGTTTTCCGCAATCCCAAATCCGTTTTCGATACATTTTGTATATTTTCGGGCGTAAGTTTTATTGAGCCTAATCCGTTCTCCGTGGGGCTGCCTTTTCAGGGCGGCCCTTTTGCGTGCCCCGTCTGTTCAATCTCGCTAAACTCCCGTTCAATACTGCTTAACTTTTGGCGGTTTCCGCCGTGACGTTCACGGACAGCCGCCCAGCACGTCCGCTTTTTGATTCTTTGGGGCGTTTCAGCCCGTTTTTGCGTCTTGGTGTATGTTTTATTGGGTGATGAAGAAAAAAGGCTTAAAAGAGGCTTAAAAGCATTTTTTCTGGGGGTCGCGTTTTTAAGCGTTTTTAAGCGTATTTTAGCACATCTTATAGATTTCCCCTTTTATACGCCACTGCCCTGTACATTTGGGGCAGTATGAAATTCAAGGACAAGTCCATTTTCGAACCGCAGAAGCTGCGCCGCACCCCGGAGGGCTACCTACAGGGCTGCATCCGCGTTTCCTGCGCCGGCGTGTTCCGCTACCTTGGCGAGGACGGCAAGACGCTCGACCGCGTTCTCCGTTCCGAGGCCGAGGTGGGCGACCCCGTTTCCGTCGCCTCCGCGAACTCCAAGCCCGTCACGCTGAGACACCCGAACGAGTCCGTCACGGTCGAGAACATCTCGAAGTACGAGGTCGGCTTCACCGGCACGGACGCGTATTTCGACGGCATCGACCTCTGGGTGACGATCACCGTCACGGACAAGAAGGCCATCGAGGCCATCGAGTCGGGCAAGGTCGCCGCCGTGTCCATGGGCTACGAAGTCGAAAGCGTAGAGGTCAACGAGGACCCGCTCAACAACTGGCGCGGCACGGAGTACAACAAGATCCAGCACGGCATCCGCTACAACCACGTCGCCCTCGTCTATGCAGGGCGTGCCGGGGAGTCCGTGGAAATCACCGTGGGCGACTCCATCGACGAAGTTTTTAACACCAACAACAAGACCGGGGGTAAGGACCCGGCAAAGGACAGCGCAATGAAGAAGATTGTCATTGACGGTGCCGTTTACGAATGCGACGAGGCCGTGGCCGCGAAGCTCTCCGGGTTGCAGAAGCAGCTCGCGGACGAAGCAGCCGCGCACAAGGCCGAACTCGACAAGGCGACGGCAGAAAAGGACGCAAAGGCCGCCGAACTCGACAAGGTGACTGCCGAACGCGACTCGGCACAGGCCGAAGTGAAGACCCTCAAGGAAAAGCAGCTCGACGAAGCCGCCATCGCCAAGATGGTTGACGAGAAGATCGCTCTCGTCGAAAAGGCCAAGGGCTACGGCTGCGAGGTCAAGGCGGAAGATTCCGCCCTCGACATCAAGAAGGCGATCGTCGGCAAGGCCTTCGGCGACAAGATGGACCTCAAGGAAAAGAACGAGGTGTACGTGAACACCGCCTTCGACGCGGCTTGCATCCACCTCGACGGCCTCAAGGAAACCACGGGCGGCTCCCCGCTTGCGAAGAACTTCTCCGGCATCTCCGACGGTGCCGTGGACGACGAAGCCGAAAAGGCACACCAGGCGATGCTCGACAGAATGTCGGGCAAGGCAAAGTAAGGAGGTATCGAAATGGTACAGAACGCAGAACAATTTGACGGCATGGAAGGGCTTCCGGGACTCCTTTTCCCGTTCGTGCCCCACTCCATCGAATCCGGCCTTCTCCAAGACACGAAGGACGAAATGGGCGGCTTCCCGGTGTACTCCGTCGTGGGCAATCCGGGCAAGGTATGGGCCACGAAGCCAGCGTCCGCAGAAGCGGTCGCACGCGTGGTCGAAGTGACGATCGGCGGCACCGTAGCGCAGTCCGACAAGTTCTCCGTGACCATCGCCGGCACGAAGTACGAAGTCACGGCAGGCAGCGGCGATGACGCGGCCGATGTAGCCACGGCGCTCGCTACCGCTGTTTCCGCAGACGACAACTACGGGGCTTCGGCATCCACGGGCAAGGTGACCATCACCGCTTCCACCGCAGGGGCCGCACGCAATGCCGACCAGTTCGTCGTGGACAAGACTTCCACCAACGGCACTATCACAAAGAACGAAAAGACCGCAGGCGCCGACGCAGTCGCAGGCGGTACGTTCCTCGGCATCGCGTCCTTCACGACCGCGGACTGCATGCACCTCGGCTACGGACAGGGCGACCAGGTGAACGTCCTCAAGAAGGGCCGCGTCTGGGTCAAGGTCTCCGGCGAAGTGCTCGCAGGACAGGCCGCATACGTAAACAATTCATCGGGCAAGATCACCGCCTCCAGCTCCAGCGCCACCGCCATCACGGGCGGCGTGTTCAAGAGCAACGCAGCAGACGGCAAGCTCGCCCAGCTCGAAATCGCATAAGGGAGGAATGAAACATGAACTTTTCCCCGACTCAGAAAACCGCGATCCTCGCCATGTTCGGCGTTATCGCTAACGAAACCTACGGCCTCGACCGCGCCGCGCTCAACGCCCTGACCTTCATCCCGATGCAGGACGGTGTGCAGCCGTGGCAGTCCGCATGGGGCTACAAGGTGGTGTCCGAAGTGGGCATGGCCGCGTTCATCGCGGACTACGCTGACGACCTTCCGCCTGTCGCACGCTTCCTCACCCCGAAGAGCGTGGGCATCAAGACCATCGGCGACTCCTACGCCTACTCGGAATTCGAACTCCAGCAATGGCTCGCCACCAAGGTCGATCTCTCCCGTGACGACGCGGAAACCGCACGCCGCAAGATCGACGAGAAGGTTGACGACGTGCTCCTCGTGGGCGACGCAGCCCAAGGCGTGACCGGCCTGTTCAACAACGAGAACGTGACGGTCGTCGAATCCTCGAACAATGCCGCAGGCACTTCCACGAAGTTCGAGGACAAGTCCTACAAGGAAATCGTGGCCCAGTTCCGCGCCGTGTTCAACACGCAGAAGGGCTTGTTCAATGGCAAGAAGGTCGGCGTGAAGCTCGACTCCGTGATCCTCCCGGACGACGCTTTCGGCTACCTCGAAACGACCAACGTGAGCGACAACGTGGACACTTCCATCCTCGACTCCCTCAAGGCCAAGTTCCCGCAGATCGTGAACTGGTACCGTTCCGAAATGCTCGAAGGGGCAGGGGCGAACAGCACGGGACGCGCAGTCTTCTACCGCAAGGCGAAGAACGTGCTCTCCGCAGTCGTCCCCGAACCGTTCCGCCAGAAGAACCCGCAGGAACAGGCCTTGCACTACAAGGTCCCCTGCTACGCACGCATCGGCGGCACTGTGATCAAGAACCTCAAGGGCGTTGTGTATTGCGACGGCGTGTAACCGCGCCGTGACGAACCCGAATTCTCGTATCTCCAGGAGCGAGCGCAGGGGCGACCCTGCGTAACTCCGGGATGCGGAAATCTTTTTTTGTACAACATCAATTCTGGAGAAATGCGATGAAGAAGATTTACATCAACAGGACGAAACGGGCCTTGGCTTTCGGCGAAACGATGCTGTTGCCCGGTTCCAACGTGACCGAGGAAATCGACGTGAAGAAGTTCCCCGGCTTGCAGCACTACCTCGACGAGGACGAGATCGTCGAATCCGAAGACCCGGCGAGCGCCATGAAGGACGCGAACACGGAACGGGCCGTGGACGACCTCGAAAGCCTCGGCAACGGGGACGGAAAGGTGGGCAAGGCCGCAGGGAAGCGGCGCGAGCAGCTCGGCAAGATCAAAGAAGAGGCCAAGGCCGCCGCCGAAGCGGCGAAGAAGGCCGACGAAGAAAGCGAAGGCGAATGACATGGCTTTGACACCCGAAGAAAGAAACGAGCTTGTAGGCTACCTAGAGGACGAAGTGGCGAACAGCCCACGTCTCGAAGCGTACATCAAGGGCGCGGAACTCCGCGTTGGCCGCCAGTACTTCGGCAAGGCGTACGTGTACGCCCTGTCGCTGATGGTCATGCACAAGGCGACGCTCCTCGACATGGCGAAGGAAGGCGTGGCTGGCCCGGTGACGAGCAAGCGCGAGGGCGACCTGTCCGTTGGCTACTCCTCGGGCGGCTCGTCCGGCGAAAACAACGACCTCGCCAACACCGTCTTCGGGCAGGAATACCTTGAACTTTTGGAGCAGTACTCGCCGCGTCCGGGCGTTACGGGCGGCGCGTGCTGCGGCATGGGGCTTGGCTGTGGCGACGTTGTTCAGTCGTTCCTTTGAGTACGTCCGCATACCGAAGCCGACGTTCGACAGCCGTGGAAACGCCGTCGTCGCCGGGAACGCGGAGACGCGGACGGTGCGCGGAACGGTCCAGCCGATGAACGGCAAGGAGACCGTACCGGCCATAGCCCTGTCGCGAAACACGGGGACGGTGAAGGTGTACTCAAGCGAGCGTCTAGACTTCCGCTCGGAGGACGGCGACGGCATAGGCTACGTGCGCTGCGGCGGCTACGTCTATGAGATTGTGGACGAGCTGCCCGAACAGAACGGGCTGATAAGCCACTGGAAGTACATAGCGTGCCTAGTGCCGCCTTCTCAGGTCGAGGACGCCATACTGGTCGTTGACATACTTTGTTCGGAGACCGGGGAAATTTTGGTAAGCGAGAACGGGGAGGTGCTCATTGCCGAATGACGACATCCTAGAAAGCTCGACAGTCGAGCGCATCAAGGGAAGCATAGCGGAGTACTTCAACACGCACAGGCTTCTCGACTGCCCGTTCGTCAAGGCGCCGAGCAGCTACCCGGCGCCTGTCGGCAAGTACGTGGCCGTGAGGGTCGAGGACATCGAGCAGCACGGCTCGGAGATGCAGCCTCCTCCGGGGAACAGCGCCGTATTCGCGTTCCAGCAAGTCGCGACGGTATCGTTCACCGAGGTCGAGGGCGACGGCGAGGCGTTGAGGATGGTCCGCAACCTGATACAGCGGAAGGACTTCCGCGACAAGGCAGGGGCGGAGGCAGGGTTCAGCGTCTGGGACTTCGGGAGCATCATCCCGGTGGACACCTTCGACGGCGAGTTCATCGTGAGGCAGTGGCGGTTCACCATGCGCGTGAACTTCGCGGACGAGATTGAAGATGACGTTCCGAAGATCGAGAGCGTCGAACCTTTAACACTAACAGGAGCATAGGACAATGGCTGAAATCATCGACCAGATTGTCAAGATAAGCATACAGGACGCGATTTCGAGCGTCTCGACCGTTGACGTGAACACGGTCGCCCTCGTAGGGCTTGCTACCGCCTCCACGCCTGTGGCTGGGGAATTTGCGAGTGTTGCCGAGGCGGCTACCGCTTACGGCGCGGACTCCGAACTTGCCGCCATGGTGAAGGCGTTCTTCGCTCAGGACGCTCAGCCGTCGATGGTCGTCTGCATCCCGGCTGGCAACACTGGCGCGGCAACCCTTGCAGCCGTTCAGGCTGCGGCACAGAATTTCAACTTCTACCATGTTGTGATGGCCACGTGGGACGAATCCGTCACGGCGACGCTGCTCACCGGCTCGAACGGCTGGCAGGAATGGCTCGCAGACGCGAAGAAGGTCCTCCACGTACAGGTGAAGGACCCGACATCCTTGAAGGACCACGGCGGCGACCGCATCGCGGTTTACAAGCACGACGAAATCCGCGAGATCACGCAGACGGTGACGAGCGGCACTACGACCACCGTGACGCACCCGTCCAGCCTTCCCGGCGGATGGACCGACGGCAACCTCCACACTTCCACGACTTCCGAAGGGACCACGACGACCGTGGATGTATCGGTCGAGTTCCTCCCGGTCGGAATCGTCGCCCTACGTTGCGCCAGCGACTCCGCACGCGGCACGTTCGCACACAAGAAGTGCAAGGGCGTGACACCGGATTCCTACACTGTGGGCCAGTACAACGCATGGATTGACGGCGGCATCAACATCTACGTCAAGGTATCGGGCGAGGCCCGCCTGTTCATGGGGACGACCGCCGACAAGGAAAGCTTCATCGACCAGATCGTCAAGGACGACTGGATCAGATTCAACACGCAGAGCCGCATCTACCAGCTTCTCGGCGAAGCGAACGATGGACACGGCGTGAACTACGACGACGCTGGAATCGCTGCCGTGGCAGCGTCCGTGATGAACGTCCTCACGGTGGCACAGGACACGGACCACCAGTACGTCATGGCGGATTCCGCAAGCGTGGACTACAAGCCATACAGCTACCTCGTCAAGAACTACCCGGAAGACGTTCGCAAGCGCAACCTTCCGCTCATCAAGGGCGGCTACGCAAGGATGAACGCAATACACACCGTCGTGCAGGTCTCGCTGCTCGTTACCCTTTAAGGAGGTGAAAGATTATGTCGATGTTCAAGACTTACGACCATACCAAGGTAAACATTTCCTTCAACGGCATCGCGCTCACCGACTTCA